TGCGGAACACGTCCACCGCCACGTCCGGCTCCATGAGCCAGGTGAGCGAGGGGGCGCCGAAGCCGCCGTAGCGGGGCGCCCGCACCCAGCCCGTGCCCGGGCTGGCAGTGCGCACCAGCTGGCCGCCCGTGTCGATCCACAGCAGGAGGTTGGGGGACTCCTCGACGGAGGCCCAGCCGAAGCCGTAGCAGACCGGGCAGTCGTTTCTCACCTGGTCGTACACGTCGTTGAAGCAGGCCGGGCACCGCTGGGCGGTCCCGCCCTCTTCGTCGTCCTCGTTCCACATGTGCCGGAGCACGACCGGCTGGCCCATCTTGAGGCACAGCTCCAGGTTCTCTCCCCGGAGCCTCTTGATCTCCTGCGGCGTCGAGGGGACGCCGGTGTTCCTGACGGTGACGACGTACACCTAGGCCACCGCCTCTAGAAGCCTCGTCCGACGTTCCTCGATCGCATCGGGGCGGGGAGCATGCGCCCGGCCTTCGACCCGAGCAGGAGCGAGGCGTGCGTGATGTCGATCGAGGCGAGCTTCCAGCGGTTGAGCCAACGCTCGAACAGCTTCTCCTCCTCGGTGTAGACGGCGCGCCACGCCTCGGCGTACCTCTTGCGGTCCAGGAAGGCGACCGGGCTGGACACCACGTCCGGCTGCTCCGTGTAGGAGCGCATCAGGTGGCGGATGGACTCGACGAGGAGGCCCTGGCCGAACAGCGCCGTCGCGTCGCCGTTGGCCCACGGGAAGCCGTCGATCGTGTAGGTCGTGAAGGGCATCTGGGAGTTGATCTGGAGCAGGACGGTCGGCGACAGCTCGCGGACCTTCGTCTTGTCGAAGACGCGCATCGTCATGTCGCGGAGCCAGGGGCCGCCGAACTCGGAGTCGAAGCAGTCCTCCAGCTTGAGCCAGCACAGGTCCACGGCCCCGTCGGCCGGGGAGGTGCCGGTGCGCTCGAAGGCGTCCACCACGTCGTAGAAGACCGGCACGCTCTTGACGAGCGCGGAGTTGGTGCCCTCGTCGTACGTGAAGGTCGCGTAGGCGCGGTACTCCCCCTCGACGCTGTTGGTAGAGGAGGGCACGACGTACTCGCCCGTCCCGTCGGCGGTGACCTCGCCGTCGGCGGCGTCGATCGTGGGCGCGGAGGGCTCGTCGCCGGGCACGAGCACGGTGAACTTGACCGACGCGATGCTGGCCTGCGGGATGAGCGTCTGCTCGTCCTGCGCGTAGAGCGAGGCGACCAGGACCATAGAGTTGTTGAGGAAGACGCGGCCGAGCCGCTCGTAGCCGAAAGCCATTAGTCCCCTGTCCTGTTGTTGTCGGTTGTCATCGTTGTCGGTCCCGTGCCCTCGTCAGCTGAGGCTTCGCCTAATCGTCATGCCTGGATCTCTTCTTGGATCCGCCGATCACGGCTTCGCCTATCGCTGGCTTTCGTGTACACGTTCTCGCACTTTACGCTGCGCTCGGACCCGAAGACTAGACCTTCGGCTAGGGCCTCCGCCTCCGGGAGCGGGCATACTTAGATCAGTGGCTCAGACAGCTCGACAGGTGTACCGGATGCAGGAGGCGCTCCGCGACGCGGAGGCCCGCGCGACTGACGAGATGCGCGAGGGCGTGGCCCTGGCGCAGCGCGAGGTCGGCGGCGTCGTCTACCGCGTACCCGCGGTGAACGTGCCCTCCCTCCGCGAGAAGCTCGACAAGCTGATCAAGCGCGCCGCGAAGAACGGCCTCGGCGAGATCAGCTACCGCGTTGACCCCGAGGTCGAGCGGATCGAGCGGACGATCGACCCGATGGTCGCCATGGTCGAGCTGGGCTACGTTCCCCCGCGCGTGCAGACGTTCCGCTACGTCGCCCTCGACGCCTCGGTCCTCCAGCTCGGCGGCTGGTCGCTCCTGGCGACCCTCTCGGTCGAGCCCGGCGGCGTCATGGTCTCCAAGGTCCCCGGCTCCGACTCGAAGGACCTGGGCGCCTACGCCACCGAGGCCACCGCGAGCCTCTGCGACCACTGCGGGCTCGCCCGCAAGCGCACCGAGACCTTCCTGGTCGAGGACGAGAGCGGCGCGGTCAAGCAGGTCGGCCGCAACTGCCTCGCCGACTTCCTCGGCACCGACCCGCACACGATGGTCCGCTGGATGACCTACATCAGCGACGCCGTGTCGGCGATCGACGAGGAGGGCTCCTACGGCGGCGGCTCGGTCGGCAACTACATCGGGACCGAGGAGTACCTCACCCACGTCTGCACCGCGATCCGCACGACCGGCTGGATCGGCGCGAGCGAGGACTACAAGGGGACGCCGACCAAGATGGCCGCGATCTACAACATCGAGAACTACGGCAAGAAGGACAAGTGGGGCAAGGACATGTTCGAGCACACCACGGACGCCGACGCCGAGCGCGCCGCCGAGGCGCTGGCCTGGGCGCGCGAGACCCTCAGGGACGGCCGGAGCGACTTCGACCGGAACATGTTCGTGGCCGCCAACGGCGAGATCATCCCCCGCAAGGGCCTGGGCGTCCTCGCCTACGTCCCCGTCGCGCACGCGAAGGCGCTGGAGCGCGAGATCGAGCGGGCCGAGCGCGCCAGGACCGACGCCGAGAGCCAGTACGTCGGCGAGGTCAAGGAGCGGCTGGAGCTGGCCCTCACGGTCACCGCGATCTACGAGTACGCGGGCGACTACGGCACGACCTTCATCACCACGCTCCGGGACGAGTCCGGGAACGTCTACAAGTGGTTCGGCTCCTACGAGCTGGAGCGCGGCCGGACCTACACCGGCAAGTGGACCGTCAAGGGCCACGAGGAGTACAAGGGCACGAAGCAGACCGCGATCAACCGCCCCGCCCAGCTCGAACTGAAAGAGGAGGTCGCAGCATGACCATCGGCAAGTGGTTCATCATGTTCCGGATCGGAGACCTGGCGTTCGGCCTCGGGAACCCTCCCGCGGAGATCACCGACCAGGCCGACCGCTCTCGCCCCCACCGCGGGGTCTGATAAACCCGTACGGGGAGGCTGCCGGTGGCCCAGAGCGGGCCACTGGTGGCCGCCCTGGAGCCCTCTAGCGGAGCAGCCCCGTTGGCGCCGTAGCGCGCGTGCCGCCCGGTCACCGGGACCAGGTTGATCGCCAGGTGCAGGTGCGTGCCGCCGCCGACCGTGGTCGGCAGGGTGTCGCCGACGACCTCGCCCTTCGCGAACCTCTTACCGAGGGGGTGGTCGTCCTTGAGGTGGGCGTACCAGTACCGAATGCCGCTCTTGCCGGTGGCGTAGAACGCCTCGCCCGGGCTGGCGCTGGAGTCCTTGGTGTCGATCACCATGTCCTCGGCGGCGATGACCCTCAGGCTCGGACCGGGATCGCCGGTCAGCGCGGTGTCGAACGCGGGCCACCCGAGGCCCGTGGTCATGTGGGTGAAGTCGAAGTCGAGGATCGACCCGCTCCCGGGGACGACGGGACCGATGTCGGGCACCGCGGGCGGGGCGTAGGAGTTGACCAGGGCCGTGGCCTTGGCGTCGAACGCGCCGTCGTCGATCAGCCGGTAGTACAGCTTCTTGTTCCACTTGCCGTCCTCGACCCAGCCCTCGGCCCTCTTGATCTTGTTGGCCGCCCGCTTGTGCCACCAGGCCCACTTGCGCCGCGTGGCCTTCGGCAGGGCGTTGTACACGAGCAGGGCGCCGTTCTCGCGCGCCATCGCGCGGCCGTAGCCCTCGACGTGGGGGCCGACGTCGCCGATCGCTACGGGGAAGAACTTAGGGACCGCCATCACCCTTTAGGCGGTGGCGGCCCCCGGTTTCTTAGACCCGCTCGGTGGAGACGCTCTGCGTGAGCGCCCCGTCCGGCATGGCCGACTGGCCCGCCTCGACGGCCGCGTGGATCCCGGCGTCCGCGCCCGGCACGTTCGCCATGGCGGGGCCGAGGCGCCGCCGCGGGGCCGGTTCCAGGTTCGCGTCCTGGCGGACGACCACGTTCTCCTCGTTCCGCACGACGACGAGGGTCTCGCCCTCGTACTCGGGCGCCCTGCCCCCCGTGCGCTCGTACTGGAGCCCCTGCGCCTCGGAGGCCGGGATGATCTCGAACAGCACGTCGATGCCCGCGACGAAGGTGCCGTCGTCGGTCAGGTTCGCCGGGACCGTGTGCGTGTCGCCCGGGTTGCCGCGGGGCGTGAGGGCGATCCGGTACGGGGCGTCGTTCCCCTGTCCGAACAGCCTGAGGTGGACGGGCGTGCCGCGCAGGTTACGGATGGTCCTGGACTGGCGGCGCTTGCTGGTGGTTCCTGTCTTCTGTGTCACTCTAGTTCGCTCCTCTTGAGCTATGTCATCCGGCGGGTGATTCCGCCGGGCCGTGTCGCATACGTTATTCGCCCGGGCGAGCCCGGAACCTAGCCTTTCCCCGCGACCGGGCCATAATGGGCGAGCAAGACAGTCGCGATTCCCCTGCGACGGAAAGGGGGTGGTGCCGACTAGAGGGGGCCGCGCGAGCGGCCCCTTCGCTTTGCCCATAAATGAAAGAGGCCCCGAAGGGCCTCTCTCGTACACCTTGCTAGGTAGCGGGTGCGGCTTAGGTGTAGAGGCCGCGCTCCGCGATGTTGTCCTGCGCGCTGATGCCGGTGGCGCTCCAGGCGTCGGCCTTCTGGATCCGCGCGAGTCCCCTCGCGTTGAGGATCATCATGCCGACCAGCTCGTCCATGACCCAGCCCTTGTGGAACTGCTCGACCTGGTGGTTCTCCTCCACGTCGAGGGAGTACATGACGGGGAAGACCCCGACGAACTCCGGGTCGGCCGCCAGGAAGGTCTCTCCCTGGGGCACCATGACGGACTTCTGGACCTGGAACTCGCCGAAGCTCGTGATCTTCTCGCCCGCGAAGACCTTGTCCTTGAAGCTCCAGCCCGTGACGTTGATGTCCCAGGTGTAGAGGTCTCGGATGTCCTGCGGGTGAGCGAGAACACGGGACGCCTCCAGCTGCTCGATCTCGATCATCGAGACCGCGCTGTAGAAGTCCACGGGCTCCAGCGGGTTGTTCGCGCCGACGAGAACGGTCTTCTCGGCGAGGTGGGAGGTCGGGCCTGCGGAGATCCCGGTCGGGATACCGCCGACAGCCGCTCCGGCCGCGCTCTGCGTCGCTCCGCCGAACTCGTTGATGGCCGTTTCGAGGAGCAGAATGAGCTTGCGGTCCTCCTGCTTCTGGATGGCCTGGCGAGACTCGTCCTGAGCGTACTCGACGGCGTTCACGCGGAGGTAGTACAGGTCCTCCTTGCGCACCTTCGGGAAGGAGGCGATCCTGAACAGAGTCGGGAAAGCCTGCTTGCCCTCGAACATCTGAATCTTGACCTCTGCGTCGGTCGAGTTCAGGATGTACGCCATTCCGAGGTCGTCCAGGATGTCGTACGGCATGAGCGGGCCGCGCTCCAGGGTGTCTTCGAGCAGCACGTTCCTGACCATGCCCTCGTAGCGAAGGCGGATCTGGATCGGGCCGATCATTCCCTGGCCGAGGCGGTGCATGCCGCTGGCCTTGTCGGCGAGGATCGTCGCGAGCCTCTGCTGCTTCTCAGCCTTGGTGAGCTTCGGCAGCGAGGCGAGCTTCTCCACGTAGTCCTCGGAGGACTTCGCGGTGCGTGCCATGAGCTGTGTCATTTCTTCTCTCTCCTCAGCCCTAGACCAGCAGCTCGACGATGATCGCGTTTGCGGACAGGTACTTGATGAGGCGGGCGGTCGATCCGATGACCGAGACACCAGCGGAGTTGTCGAACTCCAGCTGGCCGACGGAGTTCGAGTTCAGGTAGACCTCGGTCGCTGCCGAGCCTGCCTCGTTCCCAGC